GCCTGATATACGCTTGAATACACGACTTTTAATTGCAAAATCTACAATATTACATTGTTGAATTGTGCGATACGATGCAGATTCCGCTCGCGCTAAAGCTTTAGTAAAGAATAATGATTCCGGGCCAGTTATCGTAGATTCAACATTTTTATAAAACAAATAAGCTGCACGTTCTTCTTCTGTGATATCTCTTGTTTTAACATAATGACCGGTAAAATAAGCAAATTCATTACCAGTGTCAGGGTTATTAGCTATAGCGTATTCTGCTGTCCAAAGGCCGGAACCTTGCGTAACCCTAACAGAATTGTTTATAATTTCTGTTGCAGCCTCCCATTGATCTAATCCAGGTAGAGCGTTTTGCGCTGGGTGCGTTCCCTCTACTATATTTGCAAATGAATAATCTAAATATTCATAAGTATATCCTCCACCATCTATCTGACCTGTTATTATTCTTGCCTGCCTAGAGTCACTGCTTGTTAAGTTATCTAGGATTCGTACTGCATTTAAGTATCCGGGAGTATTTCTTGGATTTGCATTGCCGTTGTTTACTGCTGGTGGTATAAGATCAAGATATGCAGCGTAAGGCGCAAACCCACTTTCAATACATCTTAACTTTATGTTCATATTTTGTTCATCTGGTGAGCCTGCGTCAATACTTATTACCTTAAATACAGCGGAACCTAGTTTAAAAATACCGCTTGCATCAAATGCAGTTGCTAATGTACGTCTTGTTTCTTGCGCTTGCTGAAATAAATCACTTTGGCCCATGAAATCTACATCACGGCCAAAATCACCTTTTGTATTTTCTATTGTTATTATTATTTCTTTACCTACATTTAATTCTTCTCCTCGATCCCAGCTATAATTTGCAGTAATATCAAGTCGTTGCGATATTTTATCGCCATTTTCGTTGCGTTGGTATACAAGCGTATTAATTGGTACGACACCATAAATACCAAATGCGTTTTGGGTGCCAGGGCTATATGCTTGGCTGAATCCATCCACTCGTACATTATCCGGCGATGGTTGCAAACGGTAAGGGTTATTTATGCCGGTGCCATAAAATGTAGGATCTGATGATGCGCGACCGTAGTCCTCATCGTTCCAGGTTAATAAACCAGTGCCTTCATTGTTATGGTAAAAGAATTTATTTTGCGCTACTAAATCTTCTAATGCAACTTGCCCAAATGCTGACTTATCGGCATTTATACCTGCAATACGCCCAGCACCTAATACCAATAAAAGCTGTACAAATTGCGATGATCCATAGCTACGTACAGCGCTCCAGACTAATGATGTGGCGGCACGTACTGCACCTTTAGGATTTATGTCAGTATTGCAATAGATTAGATTTATTGGATCGCCATATTTTGCTAAATCTTGCTGCCCATTGAAACCAAATCGTGGCGAGAAGCGTTGCTCACGGGTTTGCGCTTGACCGCCAATACCTTCTGTTGGTGCGCCAACTGGAGTGCCAACTGATACTCCTTGCGGAGTAGTAATTTTAGGCTTTGGCCGCAGTAAAGTTGAGGCCACTGAAAATATAAGGCCGACAATAGCTACAACAGCGCTAACTACTTCACCACGTGCATCAAAAACAGTGCCGATCTTTACGTCGTCATATGCAGCTTGTACAGCAATAAATTCTAAATATTCTTCTTTACTAATCCCTAGCTGTTCGATTAGCTGGTATTCGTATGGCAGTAATTTACGCATTAGTTCATCCAGAAATAATAGCCCATATCAACAGGCCATTTGGTTCGCACTACATTACCGCTAGGTGCAAGGAATAACGCACCATCAGTTACTACTGTTGCTAATGCAGCGCCTGCATGTCCTGGTAGTAACAATACGGCCCCAACTTGTGGTGCACCTAGTCTAGTGCCATGCTGCAATAGCCATCGTGGTATCAATCGTCTGCGGAATGTATCTTCTGTGTATTGGTCATACACCCATTCAAACCGCTCGCTATAGTCGCTTAAGCCCATACGGCGACGCATTTCACATACAAGCTGAAAGCAATCTGTCATGCCCGTACCATCGCCTGGTGCATACCCCCAGCCATACTGCAAACCGATTAAATCATTGGTGGTTATGTTCATTGCAAGACCAGTTGCGCATCTAATGGTAATATGCCAGCCAATTCACGGGTTAATGTACGGTTTGGGAAGTTGGATGAAACGCTATCAATTGAACTTCTAAACCTTAGTTCTAAAGTGGTTTCGCTAATAGAAGAACCAATGCCAATATAATATTCTGTTAATGCTGTTCCGGCATAAGCATTTTCGGCCGTTAGCCATTGCGTTGTAAGTTCCATCACGGATAGGCGGTTGCTATTACTGCTATAAAGTAACTGCACTGCAAAATCTACATTGGGAAATAATACTTGCAATACATTGTTATCACCGTTTAAAGATGCTGTTGTACCCTCAGCGCGGAATGGTGCAAAGCTATATGATTTGCCGCCATAACTTATGGTTTCATTAGCAAAATAATTCTGGTAATAATGCTCTTGACCATTAGCTGCTTGTAACTTAAAAAACTGTGCAATGCGGATATCAAGCGCCATCAGTCATCACTCCTAGGGTCACGGATTTCGCCAATTAGTGATACGCTAACACTTGAACGGCCTGGCCTTACTGATTGCACTGATGGGGGCTCTTTGTATTCAAATCGTAAATTATCAATCGTACCATCGGCAATGTTAACTAAGCCAGAATCCATGCCGCCCATTGTTATTGCAGATAGCTGGAATCTTTTATTAATTGCGGTTTGGCTGCGGTAATGATTAATGATCGCGGTGGCAGTTGAATCAGCTACATTATCAAAATTCATTTCTAGTGCTGATTGGCTTGGTGCATTACCAAATGTGCGTTTGGTTACTACCCCTGATAATGAACGATAGGAACGTTGCGGATAAGTGCCTGGCGTAAAGCTGCGGCTAGTTGGCGCAAAAGAAGGAAACGCAGCCATTAGCCTAAACCTACTCTGCTACGGGTGGATGGTGATTGTTGTAGTTTATCTAATGTCATCGTCATGCCACGCCTAGCACCGGCTTTTGTTGCTTCGGCTCTGGTTTGCATCATTGCTGCTTCCAGTTGCTCACGGCTAACGTAATCGGCATTGCCAAACCTTGTAGTTTCAAAGCTCATATTAAGTATGGGTGCTGTAGCGTTGCCGCCATTACCGTTAGCCATTGCCTCGCGGATGCCTGCGGTGGGGCCTGCTGGGATGATCGTACCAGCAGCCGATGGAACAAATAGCTCAGGGCCTTTCTCGCCGACCATGTAGGTGCTGTTGCTGCTTACTGGGCCGCCAGCAGCTCTTAATCCGTCAAGGTTGACGTATTTAAACATATCTGTCTGCGGAAGCGTCCCATTAGGAACAGCAGCAGGAGTTGCCCCACCACCAAACAATCCGGCTAGTGATTTTGCTATCGCGATTGCAGTGTAAGTAGCAATCATCTTTGCACCTTCCTGCATTAAAATGTCGCCTACAGTTTTAAGGAAATCAGCAAATACTTGCTGCGCTGTTGCTGTGCCTTCGATTAAACCTTGAACGCCTTTTGTTAATGAATTACCAACAGCATCGCCGATGCCTTGCGATACACGAACAGCCACAGATTCAAGATCTTTTAGTTGTGTTTGAGCAGATCCAATGAATTGCTGTATTGGTGATGATGCTGCGGCAGTTGCTGCTGCATAAGCACGAATTGCAGTTGCTGTAGTTGTAGCTGCCTGATTTAATTCGTTATATATTGCTACATGGTCCTTATTATCCATATTAAGGGCTGAAGTCGCATCTCTTAATCTTTGGTTTACTGCTAATACTTGCAATTCACCTTCTATCAGCTCAGGCTTAACGCCTTCCATCTGTAATCGATTGCGCAGTGTAAATGCTTCTGTTTGATGTACTAATTGCGCAGTTTGCTCTCGGAATGCAGATGTGCTTTTTAGTATAAATCCTGTTAAATCTACCGCTGTGAATGATTTCGCTTGCGATTTAATTAGTGCAAGCTGTTGCGTTAAACCTTGAATTTCTGCTTTTGTTTGATCTACATTTTCGCCAGGTACGCCGCTTACTCCGCCTCCCATTGCTGCATTTGGCCTTACAAAATATCCACCTTTAAATGAATTGAGATCAGGATAATTACCTGCTTTTAAGCCTCTGCTTTTAGATTGATGAAATACGTTTTGACCGCCAGTATAGACACCGACGTGCGGGGTATCGCCCGGCCTGCCAGTTGCGAGTATATCTCCAGGTTTAATTTTATTAAAATCAGTCATTACAGTGCCAGCTTTGCGTACCGTATCAGCCCACGCAGTAACGCCAGGCAAAGTAATGCCAAGTGAGCCATAAAATGCTTTTACTGATTCTGAGCACATATTTGCAACCCCAGTAAATTTACTGGCTGCTTGAGTTGCTGCATTAAGTTGGCTAGTGCTAAACCCGCCGCCGCCTCCACCAGCAACGATAGTAGATTGCACTTGATTCATCTTTGCGCCTGATTGCAATCTTTGCTGCGCTTCTTTGATTTTGTTTTCTAATTCTTTAATCTGTGTATCAAATGCCGCTGAGCCTAATACTGCTGACTGTATTATGCCTGCTTGTTCTCTGGCTACGCCAGTAAATTTATTTACAAAGTTATCAAGTTGTTTTTCTTGCAATTGGCGTTGCAGGTCATAGCGTAATTTATCAAAATCAACTTGATTTCTAAATACTTGACCATCAATTTGCATTTGGTATTGCGCTGAATCCATAGCTAATCTGTCAGCTAGTTTTGCTGCTTTTTCTGCATCGCTTGCTGCCTTCTCTGCATCCCTTGCTGCTTTTTTTGCTGCCTTAGGATTTAATACATTACCAGCGGTTACACCAGTTGGCACTACTGGTGTTGGTGTTAATGGAGCAGCAGCAGCTTTAAACTCAGGTTGTTGTTGAAGTAATTTAATAAATTTAGCTTGATCCATTCCTGCACCTAAAAACCCGGTGCCTGCTC